TATTCATTTCTTCTAATAACTGTTTATTAAAAGAATTATAACCATATAAAATACCTAATGATTCACCTAAATTTCCTATAATACCACCAAAATACTTTCGTGCATTTTCTTTTATTTTATCTATTTCATTTTTATTTTTAGCTAACTCTATTTTTTCTTTTAATCTATTATAATCATTAGTAGATATAGAAAAAAGATTATCTGTTCCTAAAAGAGGCCTTAATTCTTCTTTTACAAATTTTGAAGAAGCTTCTAATTCTGAAAAAAGATTTCCTACTTTTTCAAAATCTTCTAATCCTTGCATTGATTTGGCTTTATCTATTAATTTTTGAATTTCAATAGCATCATTATCACCATTAAAAACTTTTTGTTCATTATTTGACAATGAAATATTATTTAAATGACTAATAATACTATTTATAATTTCTTTTGTTGAATTATCTAATTTATTAATATTTTCTTGATTAAAAAAATTTCCAGCTTTAATATCTTTTTTTAATAAATCTTCATAAATTCTTTGTCTTGCATCATCATAATTTTTAAGAAGATTATTTCTATAACTACTAATTTTCTGATAATCTTCTTTATTTTTTGATGAAGCTGAATAAGGATAAATAATATAACTCAAATTCATTCACCCCCTTAAATAAAAAATGCGGGAAGCGACTACCGCCGCCTCCCGCATTAAAATCATCAACCTTGTGGAATAGTAATTGTAATTGTTGTATCTTGTCTACTACCATTAGTTGTACCAAGTGTAAATGGAGGAATACTACTTCCATTTCCATTAAGCCAAAGAACAAAATGTCCTCTTCCAAGGCCCCACTCAGCCGCTTCAGCTACATCTGCAGCAGTTAAAGCTTCTCCATTATAAGTAACATTAGTAATATCAATATCTCCAACATTTACATCAAGAACTATCCAAGCTTTCTTTCCTTGATAAGGATTTGATGAAGTCCATTCATATAAAGGATCTTCTCCAACAATAACTCTAATATCAGTATTAGAAGGTGTTACTGTTATATTCCCTTGGTTCGCTTGACACATCTGCCATCTAGTGACACCGCTACCCACTTCCTCTTCTTCTTCCCAATAAGCATTAGGAGCAGGTGCATCAGGATCAATATTTACTTTATCAGATCCTGCTACACTAAATGAAGGGATTACAGGTGTCACACCGGAAAAGTTGGTGTACTTGGAAGTGTTCCATGATTATGAGCTTCTGCTGCAGAATCTACTTTATCAACACCAAGAACTTGAATCTTACACATAAGCTTCTTAGTAGTATCAAATCTGGTATAACCAGGCATTGCATCCATTACAAAGTCAAAAGTAGAAGGATCTCCACTAGCTGCCATTGTAAATGTAAATGCTGATTGAATCTTTGCTTTAGGAATAATAAGTTCTGCAGCCATGTCTTTTCCAGAATCTTCACGTCTAAATAAAGTTTGTGCTTCTACATAGAAGTATCCACCAAAACTTTCAGGTGCAATATCAATTTCTTGAACAGCCGCTTCATTAGTCATAATTAAATAAAAATCTAATTGTACTGTGCATGCACCAACTGCAGAAGTGCCTTTTTTAACAGTAACAGTTGCTGAAGCAGAATCATCTACTGTTACATATTCTGTACTGCTTCCACTTCCACCAGAAATAGTTACATTATCAAACCAATCAATACCAGCACCAGAACCATCTAATTTAGTAGCATAAGCTTTTAAATTATCTAAAGTACAAATTGCAAAACTTGTAGCATCATCTAAACCAGTTTCTGTTTTAAGATCAGCTAAAGTAATTGTAGTTTCTCCATCACTATTTAATGTTTTATTAATAGTCATATGAACATGCATTTCTTTATCGGTAGAAGGTTTAATAAGACCAGCTCCAGTAAGAACTGCAAGACCCATAGGACTCATAAGAGCATCAGTTACAGTGAAGGTCATTGTTTTTTCACCTTCCCAAGCAATTAAACGAGCATAACCCTTACCACCCTGAGCATAAACAGTAGTAGTAGCTTGTTCAAGTGAAGAAGTGGTTGCTGTATCAATCATAAATACAGGTTGGTATTTTTCAAAAGTCTGAGTACCAACAGTCATAGTATCTGCTGCTTTAAAAACAACATCAACGATCTCTCTTACACCAAACTTCATTTGTTTTTTCCTCCTTAATTTAATTAGCTAATTTTTTAAGGATGTATATCTTCCATCCAATTATCAACTTCTTCCATATTTTGCGCGCCTGCTAATTTTGCCTTAATATAAATATCATTATTTTCTTTAAGTTGAAATCTTTCAAATTGATCTCTTAATTGATAAATAGTGTAATTTAAATAATCAATAAGATTATTACCTGTTCCTAAAATACTTATATATCTACTATAAATATTCATTTTTACACTTTCATTTTTAGATTTCGCAACTTTTTCTTTTCCTTTTTTAATCTTCTCTGCAATTTTTGCAGCCAACGCATCTGCGGGATTGATATTTTCTTCCTTTCCCACATCTAAACAAAATATTTGATTTAGAATATCTCTAAAATCTTCATAATTTTGTTCATTAATAATTGACGAGAAATTTTCTTTTTGAAGAAGCATTTTATCTTTCTCAAATTTTATCTCATAGTTAGGAAACAAAAGAGATAAAACAGACAAAGCATTAGTTTTATGAGCAGTCTTTTCTCGACTATTCATTACTGACATAAATATATCAAAATTACTTAAATTCTCTAAATTATTTTTGTCCTCTTGAGAAAGATTATTTTTATCAAAAATGATAAAATGGCAACCCATATGAAAATTTTCTTCTCCTATATAGCCAATTTCTTTAAGAGTAGGTACATGAATAATTAATTGTGCTTGCGGAAATGGTATATCATTGCCAGATAATAAAATAAGCTCATCTATTTTCATAGAATCAACCTTCTTCTATTTTATCATCATTTCCGTGAGTTGCAGTATACATTAAACAATATCCTGCTAAATTTTCATCTAAAATTAATTCATTAGCTCCCGCAAACTCTAATTCTCCAATACCAGATAATTTAGATCTATTTAAGATACCATCAATATACCCCATAATCTTTATAGGTCTCTGTCTATAATTTCCAAGATCCCAGTACTCAGGATGACAAACAACATCAATTTCTAATATACAATCCCGCCAATAATCACTTGCATGATTAGGTCTAAAATTATCAAAAGAAATACGAATATATGATTTAACTTCCTCATTCTCTCCAAATAAAAGCTTAGGACTAAATCTTACATATCCTTTATCATGAAGATCTTTTATAGAAGTTCTATTTATAATATCAATATATTTTTGATTTGTCATATCATATAAGCAATCTGGAGTATTAATTAAAAGCAATCTTTTTAAATAATCACTATATGGTCTACTATCAACAAATAACTTCTTTATAATCTCTTCTGAATCTTTTTCACAAGAGAGAAAAGAAGAATTAAATTCACCAGACCATCCGTTCATTTTACCAGCTCTTGCCATAATAGCCTCCTTGTATCTCCAAATCCTTAAAAGGATTTTACCTCAATTTTTTTCTCTACCTTGGTTCCATCTTCTTTTTCATAAGATAAAATAAAACTTGTAGATTTTGAAGCTGTTATATCTAATAAACATGACTTATCGTCCGCAGAATTAATTTTTACTTTATTAGAATTCACAACAAATTTACCATTGCTCAAACCAACAATAGAAAAAGACAAATTTGTGTCAAAAACATAACAAATTGCGGGACCCTCGATATGTGGTGTCATAAGGTCCGGCTCACTAATTTCAACCGGTTCCATAGCATCTTCCGCTTCATTATCATACCATTCTTTAAGATAAACATCTATAACTCTTTCACTTGAATATTTATCAGTGGCAACTACTTTCCATTTATGCCATTCTTCAATTTCTTCTCCAGTATCTACATCAGGATAAGCAAGTTTCATTTTAATCTCATTATGTCTACTAAAATATTCAACAGTTCTACTATCTTTGGTAATTTGAATAGCCATAGAATAATTTAAATCATTCCAAGTCCAACCATGTTTCTGATTCCAGACTGTTGTGGTTTCAACCGGACCCCGCAATGTAACCCAATAAGGATGTCCATCTACATCTATAATAGAATCAGCTTTTGTTATAATACCTCTAAAGTAAGCTTCTTCAGTATGCTGTTGTAAATTAACAAGCCAATATCTATTAGTCCGATCCCACCAAAATACAGTTCCTTCTTCCATTCCAGATTCAAAATCTATTGAAATAACTTTCTTATCGAACTGTTCTGTAAGTCTACTTGGATTAATTAAACATCTCCAACGGCGCTCATCTTCCGTTCCCTTATCTAGGGTAATCCATTCAGCTTGATAACTATTCTTTAAGGCTGCGGCAAATGACTTATATTTTCTACTAACATTCCAATTATCCGCACGATCATAGCCAGTATAGTTTATACGCTGTTTCATCCTCTCTAATCCGTTAGACATTTTCTTATATCTCCTAATAAACTTAAACATTCAAAAATCAATCTTCTAAAAACAAAAAATTGATTTTCTTCTTTTAAAGTTAATAAAGATTCCATCTTACACAAAAGAGAAAATAACTTCGGTTGATCGACCCAAAGTATCTTCATACCAATAATTTCATAAATTAAGTTTTGAAGCGGGGTCTCCCAATCGCCACCCTCTTCCCGCACTGGAAGTAATTTATAAATCTGATTAGTAATTCTTTTCAGATTTACTTCAACTGCGGAAGCATTAAACTCAATATTGTACTTTAAAACCATCTGCAGCAAACCCTATGCGGTTGACGGTAGGTCCTCCCGCACCATAAGTAGGCTTAGTGATAATTTGACCTGCGGTGGATTGGGCACCTTTATCAGTCATTTTTCTTCTCTTATAGAGTCTCTGAAGATGTAAAGAATCTTTCTGCTGTGCTTCTACTAATACTTTAAGTTTAGCTATATGATTTGCTTGAGAAGTCATTTTAAAATCAGATCCAGCATATTTCATTACTGTTAAATCTGTAGTATCTAATTGCTGAATTAACCATTCAATAACCATATTTAAACCTAATATATTAATTTCCTCTTGAGTTAATTCTATATTAAAAGCACCGCCTACCCATCCAGTAGCCGGTGCATCTTTATAATTACTCTCAATTCCATTATAAATTCCTAAATCATCCCAATAGCCTTCTTCATAATTGAAAATATCTACTTTAGGAAACTCAAACCTAGGAATAGAAGCAACTAATAAATCTTGTAACATTCTAATTGTATCTATTTCGTTAAATTCTAAATACATATCAGAAGTAACTCTAGTAAAAAAATTATCATAGATAGTTCCAAAGGAGGTATTAATTTGTTCTGCCATCTTTATACCTCACTTTCTAAATTATTTTTTATCTACTACTTTGTATTTTGGTGCGGCGGGTGCCACTGTGCGACGCTCGGGTTTGGACTCGGTTTCCGCAACTTTCACTCTCCGCTCCTTCTTTGGTTCCTCTTTCTTATCAGACTCATCCTCTGTAACATGATTAACCATAATAGCATTATTTATATTCAAACCAGTCTTTTTACTAAGCATTTCTCTTTTCTTCATATCTGGAATTTCTTCATTTACTGCAATATCTTTTGCAATCTCAATAGCTCCTTCAGGCGCAAAATCAAGAAAATCTGCAAATTCATCATAACTTCCACTAAAAAGTAATAATCTAATATCTGCTTCATCATAAAAATATTCTGGTTCTACTTCCATATTTAAAATTTTAAGAGCCTCTTCATTCTCAACAACAAGGTTCTCCGCAAGAAGGGCCTTCCCGCCTTGAGAATAATTTAACTGAACCAGCTCTTTAAAGGGAACTTTTTTAACCTCTCCCTTGTTAAAAGATCTAACGATACCATTATCTAACTGATACCAAGTTTCGCCATTGTTTCTATTTCTAACAGAAACCAATTCATCATCTTTAATAGTTGCCATAATATATTCTCCTTTTATCTCCAATAAATAGCAAAATATGGGGAAGGCATTGCTACCTTCCCCTATTTAGTTATTACATAGTTCTACTTAAATCTTTATTTTCATATACACAAATTGCGTTGGAGAAGATAGCTCTTACACCGACTTTCTTATAGATCTGAACTTCTCTTGATCTATCATAGTTTGTGTATTCATCAACAATAGTCTGTCCTTCAAATGCAATCTTAACAGGCTTTTCAGCACCAACAGGAATGATGAAAGCATAACGAGGATTCATTACTCTAACAGCATTAGGGCCTGTTGCATCATCTTCCCAAGACTGAGGAAGAACGATAACCTGATGTCCCTTATAGTTTGCAAGATAACCATTATCCCACTTCTGATTCTTCATCTCATTAGAGATCCAATCACCGCTCTGAGGAATCATAGTAGCTGCAAATTCATAAGTACAATAAATTGCAGATTTACCATAAGCATCAGCTTTGCTGATTAACTTATCCATAGCAGGCTCATTGAAACCATTGATAGAAACCTTATTATTAGCATTTACATTAGCAATAGCACCAATAAGCTGTTTCTCGATCTCAACATAAATGCACTCGTCAAGACCTTCCATAACGATATCAAGAACATCAGCAAAATCAACTCTGCCATCTAACCACTCTTCAAAACCAATCTGAGCAGCTCCACCAATAGCATTAGTTGTTACTTCATAGCTTTGTCCATCAAGTTTGAATACTTCATACAGACCAGCTAATCCAACTTTACCGATGAACTGTTTTGCACGTCTCTTAGAAGCAACAGTAATCTTCTGTGTGAAGATTGGCTTGTCACCCTGTGCAAAGGTCTTAATATCAGCAAACTGAGAATATTGCTGCATAACCTTTGCAGGAAGTACATCATCAATAGTCTGCTCTAATAAAGCAAACACAGTATTTTTATTTTCTCTATAAAGAGAATATGTTCCAGCAAGCTCATTAAACTCTGAACGAAGAGTTTCCTGTAAGTCGCTATAACTAAAATTCTTATCTCCAAAAGCATAAGCGGTAGGAGCAGAAGGATTAGCTTTTGCGACAGTCTTAGCTAAAGCAAGCATATCTTTAAATTCTAAAGCCATAATCTTTTCCTCCTATCTTATTTATGCGATTCTCTGAAGCTTGAGACCATCTTGTCCATCAGGCATTGTGTAAACTTGAACTACCATCCATTCAGTTCCAGCAGCTACCTGAGTAGATCCTTGAGAGTCATCTTTCTTCTCAAGCTGAAGAGTTTTTGTTGTATTGTTTTTAACAGGTACTAAAATATCACCAACAGCATATTCAATGCCAGTTCCAGTCTTAACCATGTTAGTGGTATAAATATCTCCAATATTTGTCTTGAAAAGACGAGGAGCGATACCATCCATTCTATAACCATAATCAGGATGAGGTGGATTTGCATTTACTCCAACAGTAAGAGCACCATCATCATATCTTCCTTCAACAGGGCCATTAACTGCAAGATCAGAAGTAACATAATTATCACCAACTCTAATCATTGCGAAATCTTTATAAGATCTTCTCCAGAATGGCTCATATAATTTAATCTCATTAAATACCAACATTGGCTCGCCTTTTGTTTCAATTACAGGGGGCTCAGCCTGTGCATCTGCAGCTTTTCCGCAGTTTACAGAACCATTGGCATAATCATAAAACATGAATTCACCATTTTGAAGTGTAGTAACTTCTGTATCAAGCGGAAGTCTAGCATAAATCTGTCCAGTCTTCTGAGCAGAAAGCTGATTAGGTTCTACTTGACCATAGCCTACTCTTGTAAAATCAGCCATTATTCTTTTCCTCCTTATTTATTTTAACTATTGTTTTTTCTTTCTTCTACTGCCTTTAACCAAGCAGGTAAATCAGAATTAACACTATCATTTAAATTAAAGATAGTTGGAGTTTCAATTTCTTTATCTTTCTTATCTTCCTTAGTAAATGTAACTTTCTTGTCAACACAAATAACGGAAAGTTCTTTCTTAATGTCATCTAAAGTATAATTAGCTTTATTTTCAATAACATTCTTTTTATCTTCATCAGAAAGCATATAGAAAGAGTTAATTAAATCATCTTTTTCTTGATCTTCAACCTTTAATTTAAATTCATTAAGTTCTTTGTTTTGCTCTTCTAAAGCAGTAAATTTTTCTTGGAGTTCATTATATTGCTGTTCAAGTAAAGAATATTTTTCTTCAGCTTCTTCTAAAGTATTTTTAGTAGGAACTTTTTTCTTATTTTCGTCTTCATCAGAATTATCTTGCTTATCATCTTCCTTACCTGTCTCGTCATCAGATTTAGAATCAGAATCGCTATCATCAGAAGAATTTTTATCTTCTTCACTATCTTCCTTCTTTTTAAACTCCTCTACTGTATTTTGATTTTCAGAGTTTATCTCAGAACTTAAATTGTCCTCATTTTCAGAATTTTTTGCAAATTCTTCAACAGGAGCTTCCACAGGCTGTTCTTCTACTTCGGGAGTAACTTCAACTTCCTGTGCCTCTACTTTTTCATTTTCGAGTTCCATTTGACTTTCTCCTTTCTCTAATGTTGAATTAGTAAGTTCTTTTAATTCTTCCATCATACTATATAAAGTATTCTTAAAATTACTATCCACAGTGAAAGAAGAACTTACTTTAGGAGATGTAATTGAAGAACCTTCAAAACACGGTTCAACATCTTCTCCTAAAATACACAATTTTGAAAATATTGCGTCATTTATAATGAAAAAATCCATACCACAATTATTGTCAGTTGACCAAAAACCTTTTAAAGTTTTTGAATCTAATTCCATTGAGTGCGGGCGACCTTCATTATAAACTTTCATTGCTTCTTCAAATTGTCCCGTCCATAAGTAACATTCAGTCATTAAATAAGTTCTAATAACCTTATTCCCAAATTCATCTTGATCTTCAAAATCTTTAAACCAAACTTTAGCATCTGGAGCAACAAAACCATATGGAGTAGTTTGACATTTGAATTTAACGCCATCTCCATCAATAGTAACTAACTCACCATGATCTCTAAAGTCTTCCTTTTGTTCACTATAATAGCCAACAACAGGACAGCCAGGAAGGGTTTGAGCCATTTGTACAGCGACTGTCTTATCTATATGGCTACCATTTCTATTATGTCCTAAATAAAATACTTTACATTCACATTTAGAAACAAAAGGACTAATACCCGTTATATTGATGAATTCAGGAGAATCAATAGTAGCTATACTAATATTTTTTGGCATTTGCTCTTCCTCCTTAACTCATTGATTCTCTATTCTGGATTGTTTTCTCTGACTTTTGGTCATTTTCTTTTTCTGGGCGGCCGGCCTGTTTTTGGTCGCCTTTCAATTCCGCAGGTACTTTTGCAGTTTTTTGTTGCGGGTTCTGGCTATTTGCATCTTGGGTCTGGCCCTCCCCGCCCTTAACTCTATTTAATATGTTCTCATTCATAGTAGAACTCATTAAAGGTGGAATAAATACATTAACCAAATCAAGAACATCATTCTCAAAGTAAGCATTAGCAAGAATACTACTCTGGCTTTGTCCAAGTGCAATCTGAGGCAACATCTTAGAGAAACCAATCTGCATTTGCTCTTTATATAATTTTGACATTTCTTTGAAATTATAAATAGTAGTAGTAAGAATTTGTGCTTTATATTCAAACTTCTTTCTATTAGTATTAAATGGATCTAATAAATCATTTAAAAATCTTTCAAATTGTAAAATCAAATTATACATAGTAGCTTCGTCATTTAAAATAGATTTCTCTAAAGCGATATTTCCATCAGTATTAAACTGCATTTGAGAAACTCCCGCTTCATTAAACAACTGTCTTTCAACACGCTTCAAATCATCAGTTTGTGCAGTAGCTTGATTATCAACCATATCTTCAACAGACACATCTGCTAAAGTAGTTAATACATCAATACCAATCGCACGACTAAGCATTTGAACTGCGTTATTATGGAACTGTTGTATTTCCTCCGGATCAAAAATCATTTCACCATTTTTGTCCAAAGGCATCTTCTGAATAACAATCTTTAATAATCTTTGTAAAGTCTTTTTTCTATCTAAAGCCTGTGCTTCATCTAAGTCAAGAATTAAAGGTATAACAGAAATAAATGCTGGATAATCTTCCCCATTGGCTGTAAACTTTACAGTCATATCTGGATCTAATAAATACCAGCCGCTTGTATCTCCTTGAAATTGAGGAGGAAGCTTTCCTTGTTTATACAAATTATAACCATGCCTAAATTCTTTTGGAAATAATTTTAAAATCTTATCTCTAGTCTGTTTATCTCTGAAAAATTCATCGAAATATCTCATATTAAATTCTACCGCGGGTTTATTTCCTTGGAACCAGCGGCAGCGACAATAATTTACCGGCAGCTTTTGTAAAGCCATTCCATTATTTGCAATAGGAATCTTATAACCATAATAAGCTCCATATTTTAAAACATCTAAAGCAATTTCTCCACAATATTTTTTAACATCAAAATTATCCAAAAGATTCAAACATTTATAAAAACCTTCTTTTACTTTATCTGGTTTATTCTTTAATTTTTCATCATAAAAATATGGAGTAACCATCCAATCATAACGATACATAAAAGCCATATATCTCAATATTCTTGCATATATACCACTTATCTTATAAAAATATTCAGATATCTCTCTCATTCTCCGCACATCATAAGTGCCTATAGCTTTTAATACATTACCTTTATCTGCTAATTCAGGATTGGCAACTCTTAAATCGCCTAGTTTTAAAATAGCATCATCTAATGTTTTTGCACCAACGCGAATCTTACTATAATCCACCGCGGGCAAACCTTGATATCCGGTATTATTATCTAATAGAGTATCTCCTTCTCTATAAGTCTGAATTGTAAAATTTCGACTTGCCATTGTTCTGTCACGCAAAGAGACACCTCCTTTTAATAATTACCAATCGTATGCTGCTTTCATAATATAGTCATAATCTAAAATTCCTTCATCCCAATATGGAATTGTAACTAATTTATATCCATGTTGATTACAATAAATTCTTTTTTGATTATCATTAAATTTCTGTCTGTATAAACCTTTTGCTCCACCAAATTTAGATTTTGCTTGATAGTGCTGGATACCTTGATATTCTAAAAGAAAATCAAGGTCTCCATTATCATCAAAAATAGCAAAATCAAATCGAAGTGGTCTACCAGAAGAAGAAACAAGATCAGGAAAACTATATTCTTCTTTATAGGTTATCCCCGCAGCATCCAATATATCACAAATTTTTATTTCTCCTCGACTTGATTTCATAACATCATCCTTTACTAAAATATTTGATTTTATACTCTTATTTTTTAATCTCGTTTGTCCATTTTTAACTAAAAAACATCAACTTACTTACATCTCTTTTTCTTCTTCTCTTTAACAAATCTTCCTGTTTCTTTATATAGTATAAACCATAAATAAATGCAGAAAATTTATCCTTTCTAATACCTCTATTACTCTGTTTAAGAATAATATTAACTCCTTCATTTTCTTCTACAAGATTAAGCATTTGATCTCTAAGAATACTTGTAAGAGTAAAAGGTCTAAGATATTCTGCTCTTTGGTCCGCATTAAAATTCTGACCTTGCTTTGTACTTAATAATTTAACTTTAGCAGCTTGTTCATCAATAAGGAATTTCACCTTCCCGCTTGACATTTGTGTTTGAGCATATGAATATGCTTCTGTATTGATAGGAGCATTTGCTTTAATTAAATACATAGCATTTTCTTCAACTCCCGCACCTTTTATCTTTCTATAAAGATTAACAGTATCTTCCGCAGTACCATCCGCAACACCAAAAGGTGGTAAAGTATCTCCAGTTTCAGGATCTACTTGAGCTTTAGTCATAAAGTCAATTAATCCAACTCCAAGACCATTGGCATCAATAGAAAGAATACGCGCTTTATATTTATAATATAATTTCTTTAAATTAATAGCCTGTGTTTCAAAATCTTCCGCTTCATAAGTATATAAATTAACAAGAGTCTTAAGATCCGTTCCTTGCGGCTGCGGTGTTGATTTAATAACCATAGCCTCAGTAGTACCATTTATATTCTATACAGGTCGTTAATCTGTATACGCTTTCGCTGCTGCATGTTACCATGCAGATTAGACTATATCTTCATTCATTTCTGAATGTTCCCCATTTCGACTCACTTGAGCCTACTCCCTTTCGGGATAGTCGTTGAACCTTAATTAAAATTATAATCCTTTGTAAGCCAACTCCAACTTTTTTTTCTTTTTATATCAGAAATACAATATTTACTAACTCCATATTTCTGACCTATTGCAGTTAAGCTATCTGTTCCAGATTGTATTAATTCACAAATTTCTAATACTTGTTGTTCTGTTAATTTTACACATCCAGCATTTTCTCCTTTAGCCTTATTTGCTAAATTATTTCTATATGCATGACTAATATTTTCTAACCCAGTACACCATTCAAGATTATCTAAACAATTATTATGTTTATCCCCATCTTTATGATTTACTTGTAATTGTAAACTATCTTTTCTTGGCTGATAGGCTTCTAAAACAAGTCTATGAACCATAAAAAATTTTCTTCCTTTATTAGTCATTAAGCCAACTCGTAAATATCCTTTTTGAATTTCTTGTTGACTAACTAAATGCCATCCTCTATAAGGAGAATAAACATTGCCTTCTTTATCAATTCTATATTCTTGATTAAAAATAAAATCTGGATAAGTAATAATTTTAGTATTATCTAAATTCATAATAATATCTCCTTTCTTTTGATATTATATATGAATTTTGTGAATTTTAATGTATATAAAGTTGTCCAACTTTTTATACAAAATTTTAATTCTTGGCTGCTGATTGTCCTATTTCAAGGAGTTCCCAGCAATTAAAGGAATTTTACTTGAGCTAACATTAACCCAATTCTACCAACATCGACTCCTATTACATAATAAGCATTTTTAGAAGATCTTCCGCTATATTCCTGTTCTGGCTGTAATAACTGTCTATGTTTATCAAATTTTTCAGCAGAATAAAAAGCATTCTCTACTGAACCAGACCAAATCGAATTATACTCACGATCAAATGAATCATCATTATAAGTTCCTTGCATTTTTAACTGCTCTACAAAGTCTTCATCTAACAATCCTTCAACAACAGGTGTATTATAAGTACCACCCATAACCATTGCGGCGTCTGGTTCTACGATACTTTGAACCAAGAGCTCAATCAGCTTATCATATGCAAAGGAATTTTTCCAACCCGCGGTTGTAATATATATCTGACTTTTGTTAATAACTTCTTCTTTATGTCTACTACCATCTGGAAGTAATCTATCTACATTGGTAGTAGGAATAATAACTTCATTAAGAATATCTCCGTCTATAAGTACACATTCCTCCATAAGTCCACCGGTTCTACGCTGACCTCTGGAAGAAGGCCTTGCCGCAAGAATATCTATACTTGATTTATTTTTAAATACATACCGCACATCATCTTTAGATTTTTTAGAAACACCACGATCCCAGTTTATTTCATTATTTAATTGCGGGATTAGCCTACAAATCTCCTCTATCTTTGCTATTGTAATACTTGCCGCCTGCTCTTTACCACCCGTAGTAACAAATAATTGACTATTAGGATAAAGTACGCATCTAAGCATTAAAACCATCATAGATAGAAACGATTTAGAATAAGCACGCGGAAAGGTTGCATACACATAACGATGCCGCATAACTATTCTTAAAAAGATTCTCTGATAAAAGAAGAACTTAAAGTTATGCGGGTTATATGGATTCTCTGGATTATTAGTTCCATATTCATCTATATGTAACATTTTATCTACAAGATAATCTGGATATTTTCTATAAAAAGAAATTAAATATCTTAAAGGTTCAACTTGAGCCTTTAATCTTTCTTCAGATAACTCTTGCTTTGCAGATGAGCGGGATTCGGATAAATCTAAAAGGTTCTGCAAACTCATTCTTCATCCCCACCTCCCGCATACAGTTCAGCATCTTGTTCTTTATCAGCTTCTATAGCTTCTCTAAACTTAATATAATCATCATCAGTTAATTCTACTTGATCCAAACCTTTTTCTTTAGCTTTCTCTTTATCTCTTTTCATTTCTTCTTGAATTTCTTTTTTCTTTAAGAATTGTTCAATTTCATCTGCAAGAGATTTATCTTCATATATCAATGTCTTATTCCACTGTTTTAAATCATCTATAATTTTATCAACAATATCATAAGGCACATCAATTTTAAACTCTGGTATTTCACCACCATGTTTTTCACAATAAGCAACCATTTCACCAACAGACTCAACAAAATCTGTTTTAGTTTCTTTATTTTGTGCTTCTGTAAACTTCGCGGATTTCATCATTGCATCATAAACTCTTGATAATTTCTGATAAGAATCTACATCCCCGCAATCTATAGCTTGATTCATTTTAAGACTTGTTTTACAAATCATTTTTAATGTATCCTCGCGGGCTGCGCCTTGAATATCAAATGAATTCATAAATTCATTATAGAGTTTTTCCATAGCTACCCACTCATCTGCTTTATAAAGCCTTCCCCATTTCATGGCAAGATAAACCTTATCTTCTTGAGTCAGTTCCGCACCTATATCAACTAACTCAACTTGTTCAAAATCACCACCGACAGGATAAGCAGAATCCTGAGGCGGAGGGGCTGGTTGAGTGGGTTCTATAACGGGTTCAGGTGTATGGGTCTCCGCATATGTCAAGTATTGAGCTTCACTTATTTCACCATTTTCAAAAGCTTCTTTCATTTGATCTAATTGTTCTTTGGCAATATCTGCAGGTTGACCATATAATTTAGCTTCTTCTTCGTGCTTTTGTTGAAGTATTTCACTATCAGCCCAGCCATAATATTTTCCTGTCTTTTTATCAATAAATTGTTTTAATTTCATTTTTGATAAATATTTACCAAAAACAGACATACCATTCATTTTATAAGGATCTTTTTGATAAGCTCTATCTCTTAAAACATTCCATTCCCAAGGCAACCAGGGTATATCAAATTTTTCTAAGATCCATAAAAAAGTATCTGGTTCAAAATTATTTATGTGCATCGTAAGACAGGCTTTACATAATTCACATTTTGTTCCATCTTTATAAGTATAAAAATTCACATCTGCCATTGTTTTTTTACATTTTGAGCAGAAACGTTGTTCAGCCATAATCATTCCTCCTCCCAGTGCCGCCAAATATAACCGCCACCAGTTTTAGACACTCCATTACAGCAATTTCTAATACTACTCACTCCAATATTTGTTTCTTTTGAGGCGGTTACGGCACTAGTATATATTTTTATTAAATTCATTTCTTTATCATATTGAGCTACTAACTTTCCATTTTTTTCTGCTATTGGTTTTATTATTTTATCATCATTTTTATATTTCCATTGAAATCCTCCGCATTGAGAAGTTTCTCCGCGACAAGCTGCAGTTAAATTAGATTTAAATAAATTTAATTGTCGAGCGGCTTCTGAAGCACTTTCATATTCTGCAATAAAATTACCCATTAAATCATATTGATAAACTGCTTTTTTAAAAAGATCTGCTTGTCCATCATCTCCTCCTGCTGTCATATTATAACCATTAGGCACTTTAGAATTATAATATTGAATCCAAAATTTTTCTTTTTCATTTAATTCTTGTTTACTACATTCTTCTACTATTTCAAAAGAAAAATTTTCTTCACCATATTTCCTTAAAGCCTTATGAAAAATACAATTATCTCTTTTAGGATTTGAAGCATCACTTCTATGATCTCTTTTTCTTTGAGCAATATCAATAGTTTTTCCAATGTAAATTTTATTATTTATTAAATTTTGATATTTATAGATTCCACATATACTCATTTTTTATTCCTCCTTTTATACTTTATATAAAAATTACACTTATCACAATATATTGTATTGCCCAAAATGCCAAAATCTTTTATACTTGAGATTTAGGAATTATTTTATTTTTCTTTGATCTTGCATTGCGACAATTTTTGCAAATACTATAGTATCCGTCTTTGCTTGTACTATTCTTAGAAAAGAAATGATTATGAGCTAACTTTAATTGCCCACAACGACTACATTTTTTGAAATAACCTTCCTCTTCATGAGTAAAGTGCCAGACCAACCATTCGTTAGCCGCCTCCTCCGCAATCAGTTTAGGAATTTTATTTCTCCATAGAGAACTAATATATTCAACCGAATGTTTAATTCCATATTTTTCATTTAATTTCTCTTGAATTTGTAAATTTGATAATCCATCAATTTTATAAATAAGTAAATCATAATATAATGGATATTTTTTTTCAAGCGCGGCATCCACTACCCGCTCTAAATCAATCATCATCCATTTAATATCACTATTAAACTTATCCCAAGAATCTTGTTTAAGTTGTGAATAATTACACAAGAGCATAGAAATATGTTTTGGATCATATAAATTAATAACTCCTGTACTATGAACCTCACCTTCCGCATCCATATAAACTTTTTCAGATAAATCTAATTTAGAGATACTCTTTTTTAAATTCATTAAATAGATAGGTTTGCGGTAAGCACTTCTTAAAACATATTGATCTTTTCTCATAGCAATTAATTGCTTTTTAAGTAAGAAAGCTCGTTTCCCGCGGGCTGCCTTAGATAAAGCTTCTACTTTATTAATTTCTTCTCTAAGTTCTTTCATCCCAGGGATCTCCCGCACATCTTCTTCAGTAATATTTAACTTTGGTGCAAATATAATATTTTTATCATTTGCAATCATATTATAGATTCCATCTTCACCATTTTCTAATTTACTTACTAAACCTTCAAATGACATTTCTCTCTTGTTTACTGTTATCATATTATTATCTGTTAATATAAATTTTTTATCCTTTTTTTTATCTAAAGATATATCTATAAGATAAGTACCCATTTTTTCTAAATACTTAGAAGTTAATTTTTCTGAAGGAGTATTAGCGATAATTTCATTTACTCTTTGAAGACGACCTTCTATGGTGTCAATGCTGAAGTCCATTTTAATATAATTATCTTCAGCGGGTTCTGGTGGTCGCCCTCCCGCATATTTTTTTTCTGTCACTTTATTAATCTCCTTTCAAAAATGGAGGAAAATATCCTCCGCTCTATAAATATTATACCAAAAATTTTTTCATTTGTCAAGTTTGGTCAAAGGAAAAAAATATACTTTAAAGAAAAAGTTTCCATCACTTGACAAATTAAAAATTTTTTGATATAATATTTATAAGAAAAAATAAAAAGAGAAAAAGATGGGGGTAGAAGAATGACAAGAGAAAACGCCATTTGCTACTTACAATCAAGCGGTTTCAGCGAGGAACAGATAACCGCAATCGAACAGGCTTTTAATGGTGAGCCTTGCGAGGATGCAATCCATAATGAGCGTGAACAGGCTTATATGCAAGGATATGAAGATGCATACAAGAAAGGATGGCATGATGCAATAGGCAAGGCATTAGACGAAGCCTATGACATAGTTATAGATGGAGAGCGGTTCAGCGTTGTGCAGGAAGAAACGCTGATGGGTCTGGGAATGGCTTATGAGCAAGCCAGTACGGAAAAAACAGGGCGGTTAATATATGATCGCAATGCGGCGCAAAGATGGAAGGTGGAAGAATGACAATAGGTGGAGCGTTAAGTGAATTAAATAATCTTTTGAAAGCAGATAATATACCAATTTATTACAAACCGTCAATTAAGGCTATAATGGACACCATCGTATTAAGCAATTCGGAAAATTCAAACAAGTGGATTCCTGTCAGTGAGAGGTTACCCGAAGTCAATCAGAGAGTGCTTGTCACATCATACGGCAGAGTGTGTTATGCAATGATGACAAGCGTGGATGGAAATAGTGGTTATCCTATTTTCAGATTGCAAGACAGTTTGAATGAGCGTGTTATATGCGAAACGACAGTACATAGCGAATGGACAACAAGCAGAATAATTGCATGGATGCCATTACCGCAGCCTTACATGATTGAGCCACAGGAAAGTGAGGATAAGGAATGAGAGAGGTAGGTGAAACAGATGCAGATTGTGATTGATATACCAGAAGAAATATACAATAGTGCCTGTACTGCTAACAATATTTGGGATATGAGAATGGCAGGTTTTGTATGCTCGGCAATATCAAACGGCACACTACTTCCAAAAGGACATGGGAGATTGATTGATGCTGATAACTTACCGTTAAATGCTATTGATGATGCTAATTATGGCAGTAATTATATTAGAATTGCACAAACAATTATAGAAGCAGATAAAGCAGAAAGTGAAGAATAAATAATGAATGAGATTAATTGTCCGCATGATTTAAACCAATTTCTTTTAGGAGAGCCAATATTTGAAAACACATTTCCCGA